AGCGTGGACTACTTCAGACTGCTCGCGAAGCATCTGCCTTCCGTGGCTACCATGCTGGACGTGATCCGGCAGGCGGTGCACGGCACTCCTGACCGCCGCGCATACTCGGCGCTCGTAGCTCAGTACCAAGACTGGGGTACACGCGAAGACTGGGAGGCTTTCTGCGCCCAGTACTCTACCCTGTTCGTGGACATTGACGGCACCCTGCTGTCTGCCGGGCACCAGCGATTCCATCCGCAGTGGGACGAGTCCACTCCGCTGGAACAGAACTGGCGCTGGCTGAATCAGCAGTACGAGGCGGGCAAGACCCACATCGTGCTCACCACGAGCCGCCCCGAGCACTACCGCGATCGCACCGTGAAGAAGCTGGCCGGGCTCAAGTACCACCGGCTGATCATGGGACTGCCTAACGCGCAGCGCATCCTCATCAACGACTACGTGCCGGGCCGACCCGCTACGGCCCGCACGATCCTACTCCCCCGCAATAGCGATAACCTAGAACAGCACGCCCGCACATGAACTTCAACTTCAGCCAGTCACGTCTATACAAATTCTGGTGGTTCGTCCGGGAACGTGAGCAGGTCCGGCTCCGCAAGGCGCTGGACATCCGCCACGTTCCCGCGCAAGACGACACGATCAGCCGGTACCACTTCTGCAACGTGGATCGCGAAGACGATCGCGTTACCCGGTGGATCCGCTTGTTCGTGCGAGACCGCTTCGCACCCAGCACTCCGCTGCACGAGATTGTGTTCCGTCTGCTTGTCGCCCGCGTCTTCAACGAGCCGCAGAGTCTGGCACAGCTGGTGTGGGCGGCCAGCGCGAACGACATGATCCGGGTAATCCGGCAGCTGCGCAAGGCACAGATCCCTGTGTATCGCGGCGTGTACATGATCGTACCACACAACAGCACCGAGTCCACCGACACGTACTACCCCCGGCTGCTGTTCCGCATCCGCAAGGCATTGCGCCAAGACCAGCGCATCCGGGAGCAGGGAGACGTCCTTGCTCCGATGCTCGAGACCGTGGCGGCGGTCCTGCTCGACCAGCCAGACATCGGCCCATTCCTGGCCAATCAGGTCTGCACGGATCTGCGATACGTCCCAGCCATCTCGTGGCAGTGGGCGGATACGGCTACGTTCGTGCTGCCGGGACCGGGCACCAAGCGCGGCTTAAACCGGCTGCTGGGTCTGCCGTTGTCCCGGCAGTTACCTGACGGACATGCGACCAGTCTCATCCTCAAGCTGCGGCGCACGAACGCCGTGGTCCCGAAGAGCATGTTCTACGACCCGAACAACCTCGCCAACTGCCTCTGCGAGTTCGACAAGTACTGCCGCGTTCGCGAGCGCCCGGCCTCGGCCCGCGTGCGCGTGTACGCTCCCACCCTCTAGTCCCACACCACATATGGAAATCATAGACATCAACACCAATACGCTCGCTCCTCGGATGTACGAGCTGTTCCAGAACCCCGACGCGGTGCTCCATGAGGAGAGTCGCAACGGACCCGTCCTGCGCCTCAAGGGAGTAGTCTCCGTCTGCCTGCTCAAGCCGTGGCAGCGCGTGAACTTCTGCCCGGCGCGAGATGCCAATCCGTTCTTCCACCTGATTGAAGCCATCGCCATGCTGGTCGGGTACAACTCGGTGCAGCTGATGGCCTACCTCGCGAAGAACATGGCCAGCTTCAGCGACGACGGCGTGCGGTACAATGCGTTCTACGGCACGCGCGCCCGATCCGACTGGGGCGACCAGCTGCACCACGCCATCCGTATCCTGCGCTCGCAGCCCGACAGCCGTCAGGCCGTGGTGCAGTTGTGGGATCCGTACGACCTCACCAAGCAGACCAAGGACAAGGCGTGCAATCTGTCCATGCTGTTCCATCGGAGCGGCGGACAGCTGTGCCTGACGTCCTTCAATCGCAGCAACGACGCCATCCTAGGCGGCGTGAGCGGTGCGAACATCGTGCATCTGTCCATGTTCCAAGAGTACGTGGCGTGCGCGCTGGGGTTGCCGATGGGTCCGTGGTGGCACGTAAGTAACAACCTCCACGTCTACGTCAACGAACCCAAGTGGCCCGCGCTGCGCATGGCACCGGGCGAGGACCTGTATCGGTACGACAATGCTGAACTTCCGCACTCCCCGATCCTGAAGGACGCGGTTCTGTTCGACCTCTACGCAGCTCATCTGGTACAGGAGATGCTGATGAGCATCCAATCCGGCCGGGCACTGGAGGAACCCACCATCCACGCGGAGCCGTTCCTGGCTCACACGGTCGTCCCTGTGTGGAACGCTTGGCTCGAGCGCAAGAACGGAAACCCCGTGCAGTGTGAGTACTGGCTGTCGCGCATTGACGCCGCTGACTGGCGGCTCGCCTGCTATCGCTGGTACGAGCGCCGGCTCGAGAACCCCAACCTCAAATCTTGATCCCATGGAAGCAATCCCATACATCGAACGCCTACTCAACACACTTGAGTCGGGCGAGGTGCGGCGCTACCACAGTGCGCCCTCGGTGCCGGTCCAGTCTCTGGCCCAGCACGTCTACGGCGTCGCCTGCATCGCGACGTACATCATCGGGCGCTCGCCTAGTGCGGCGCTGCTGGCCGCGTGCCTGCTGCACGATCAGGACGAGCTGTTCACGGGCGACGTGCCGTTCACGATCAAGCGGGACCACCCGGACCTGAAGGAGCGATACCTGCAGATCGGGGCCGAGGCCTCGCGCTGTGCACTCATGCAGTTCGAGGGTCCGGCGCTGGACGCGACCGAGACCGCCGTCCTCAAGATCGCCGACACGCTGGACGGACTGCTGTGGTGCACGCGCAATGAGCGCCCCGGCGGGCCGATCCGTCCACGCTGGGCCGAGAGCTACCTCATTGCTCGGCAGAAGTTCAAGGACCGGCTGATGCCTGTGCAGTTGGAGCGCGCCGACCTGTTCTTCCAGACCTGCGGAGGGAGGATCTAGCCATGCCCAGCGACATCGCACCCAAACCAGCACCACCGCAGCCGGTGCTCAAGTACCCTCCGCCCTACCGCTTCTGGGTGGACACTCGCGGACAGCTGCTCATCGAGCGGCCATCCAAGCAAGAAGGCACTGCTGGAAACATGGACATACCGACCAAGGCAGAGCTCGCGACAGTGCTGCCCGGCTTTGAAGTCCGTGTGGAGGACATCACCACTGCCGAGCTGCTGCCCGTGCGACTGCTGCCCGTGACCTCTGGTGCATGGTCCCCGGTGCAGGACGAGGTCAAGCCGACCACCACGGGCAGTGCCCTCGCCAAGCAGGTCGGCGGCAGCCACTACAAGGGTGACGTGATCCAGCACGTGGAGTACTGCCAGCGCAACCGCATCCCGTGGTGCGAGAGCGCTGCGATCAAGTACATCGTGCGACACGCCAAGAAGAACAAGGCGCAGGACGTGCAGAAGGCCATCCACTATCTGGAGCTCCTACTGCAGATCGAGTACCCGGATGCCTATCGAGACTACTTGCTGGAGCAGCAAGGGCAGAGACCAGCCTGAGGGTCTAGGGTTTGACCGCCCCGGCACACACCACGCCGACCGGGGCGGTCTCCCGACCGCCAGCGCACACAGACATCCAGCTGTCGTGCGCTGGCGGAACTATTTATATCACGGTCCGGGAGGACCGACAATCTCCGACACGAAATTGAAGTGATCGAACTTCTGCTCGTTCGTCAAATCGGGAGCCAGTATGATCCAAGGCGTCACGGCCTTGCCATCTCCGTTGACGAGCACGTACCCAGAGTACTCTCCATCGGTCCATGGGTCGCTTGAGTCTCTCGGTCGGTATTTCGTGTGTGCGTAGTAGTCCACATCAGAGTACGCGGTAGCACCAGAAATCCAAAGGCGGGCTTCAATGCGCTGCACGTTGAACGTGCCGTAGCGTCCGTCGCAGTCTCCGGTCTTGGCCAGCACCGTCGCATCCGCGTTGAGGTAGTCTGCACCGTCCGAAGCTGACAACCAAGCGCCGCCCAGCATGACCCAGTAGTAGGACGAGCCGTAGAAGAACGCATATCCTTGGCAGAAGTATCGTGCCGGGCCAGCCGTGTAGACGCCGGGATCGCTGATGTAGCAGTTGTCCGCGGACGCGTGACCACCGGTAGAGACAAACTCGAATTCCAACCTGATACCCATGTCCGCGGCTTGCGGAAACACGAAGCTGCCGCTCGAAGAGATCGCCAGATCCGAGTGCGTGAAGAAGAACCACGGAGTGGAAGAAAACAGGAACAGGTCCAGCGCGGTGACAGTGTACGGCCCGGTCACGGAAAAACTGTACGTGTAGTTCCGCGTTCCGTCTGCATTGAGTGATCCAGCCGTGATGGTCCAAGACACCGTAAAGGTCACGGTGCCGCCCGTCGTGCTATCCGGATCAGGCGTCACAACGCTGGCACTCCCGGAACCATCGGCCGGAAGCGAGTGCGAATTGAAAGTAACGCGTTTGAAGTTCTGCCGGTCCTGCGCCAGATACGCGGACGATTCAAATTGATACGGCACGATGGCGTCCTGGGACGACGCTCCAATGAAGGGCAGTTGAACTGACGCCTTCTTCAGACGGTACTCAACTTTGTCAATCGTATTGGCCATAGGTCAAGCAGCGTTGAGCAGCGCGTACCAGAGCCAGATGGACCCGGTTCCATCGGCGTTCCGGCACATGAGCGAGGACTTTACGTTCTGCTTGATGTCCGATACCGCGTATCCTGCACCGCTGGTGACGACTGTGACAGTTCCGATGAGCAGATATCCGTAGGAACTCGTGTCGCTGGGAACGGCCGACGTGGACCACTCCACCGTTGTCGCGCTCCCGTTGAATTTGAGATAGCCGTTGTAGGTCCCGGCGCTGGTAAACGTGTGTTCCGGAACGGTATCCAGACCATAGCTGTCCATCGTGGGAGTGGCGTTCTGTACGCTCCCCCACACGACGATGACCTTGGCAGCGGGAGTGCCGGGTACCGTAGACGCATCCTTGATGCGGAAGGGCGTATCCAACGTAGTAGCCGCTGCACTCGAGGACCGACCACGCGACCCTACGACCCGAGCGCGCAACACGACACCACCACTAGACCGGTCAACCTCCACCGTAGGAGACGACCGAGGCACCAGCGCCTTGAGCGCGGTTACGACGGCACGGCCCCATGCGGGATTCCACGGGGTGCCGTCAGCGGGCGGGCGAGGGATAGAGTCCATGGCTGATCAGATGTAGAAGTTCGACTTGTCCACCAGCACCTTCTTCACGCCCGTCCACTCGGTGGTCTTGGTCCAACGGAAGCTCCTTCCCTGCTTGAACGCACGCTCAGAGGTCTTGATCCACTCCAAGCTGGACGGGACGCCCGTGAACGGGTCGCCGCCAGTCTTTACGCCGCAGTCGGCGCTGCTGGGCTTGTCGTTGCCGGAGAACAGCCGAGTCTCCCGTGCCACGGTCGCATACTCGGTGTAGGACTGCACGCCCAAGAGGTATGCCTTGGCGAAGTCCTGCTGCGACTTGGTGGGCTTGGCCGTGGTGCCCAGCGTGTTGACCGAGCCGGTCTTCTCACCGTTGGCGTCGCGGGTCCACCACTGATACGCGGCGCGAGCGGCAGTGTCCTTCTCCTCGATCCACGCATCGATCTCCGCCCACTCTGCCGCCGTCATGGTGTTGAAGACGGGATGCGTGCGCAGACTCTTCTCTACGGGCACGGCCTCCACCTCGTGGTACGGGAATTCGTTGTTCACGAGCTCGGCCGCAGCCGCCGTCGCTGCGGCCATGTCCGGCGACCGGACCTCGATCAGCAGCTCCGAGATGGTGGACGCCTCCAGCTGGTAGATGCTGGTGCTCTCTACGGGGTATCCGTTCCAGTCGTCGTTGGGCTTGGGGCGCTTGGCCGCGAGCGTAGCGCTGGGACCCCGGTAGGCGTACGTAAACGAGCGACCCGAGAAGGTCTCGACGTCGCGCGGGTAACCGCACAGGCGGTACGGTTCTAGATCGGTGTAGTTGGACATGGCGTGGTACTAGATGAGTTGTAGCGTAAGATTGCCTTGTGACGGTACGGCCTTCGGCGACCGGATCTCCTCGAGGATCTGCGCCAGCAGCGTCGTCTGCTTCTTGGCCTCCTGCGTGGGGTCGTTCAGCGAGTTACCCATGCCGGTCAGCAGGCCCACGCGCAGCAGCCGGTCCGTGAGCGGCTCGGCAGGCTTGGCCCCCTCCTTCTCCTTCGGCATGAGCTTGTCCATGTCCTCCTTGTACTCGTTCCGCGCCTGCTTGCGCGCTCGGTTGTACGTGTCCTCGGTGATCGCGCCCATGCCCAGCAGCGAGTTCAGCTCGGACAGCTTCTGCTGGAACTTCTCGAACGGTGTGCGGGTCTCCTTCTCAATCGCGGCAGCAGTCTTCTGGATGTCCTTGATCCAGTCCTCGTCGGCCTTGAGCTCCTTCTCTCGCTTGGACTTCTCCACCTCGGCGACCTTCCGACTCACCACGTTCAGCTGATCCATCAGCTCTTGGCGTTCTTTGAGCTCGTCCTTGGTGAGCTCGTGCTGCCGCTGGATCTGAGTGGTCATACCCTGCCCGGTGGCGACGGTGATGGTCTCCATCCGAGGCCGGTTGATTGCCGCTACCTTCTTGGTCAGGTCGTCACGCTCCCGGAGCATGGCCTGATAGTTCTGCTCGTCGGTGCGACGGAGCGAAATCAGCTCCTTGGTGGTCTCCAGCTGCTTGGCCGTCATCTCGGCCACTTCTTTAGCTGACTCCGCGGCTTCCTTGTAGTGCTCCGAGATCAGCTCGGCGGCTTTCTCCGCGAGGTGGAATCCACCATAGATGCCCAGTCCGCGCAGCAGCTCGCGACCCAGATGCCCGAGCGAGAACGTGCGGGACATCATCTGGCCGAAATGATGCAGCTCAGATTGCATCTTGGCTGACGCGACGGACGTAGCCTGCTCCGCGCTTTTGAGCTCGGTGCGCAGCCCGGAGGCGTCGCCCACGATCTTCGCGGAAACGGTAGGTAGATTGACGGTGCTCATCGGCTATACTTCCTTACTTTGTCCACCCACACGACCGATGCCTTGCTGGTGAAGGCAGCTGCCTGCGCGGGTATAGTGTTAAGAACGCTGGGACGAATGAAGGGGTGCGGCGGCACGCGCTGCACCCCGTTGCGGGCGACCTTGGCCGTGCCCTTGCGTATGCTGGTGCCCTTGATAGGCGCGACCACCAGATGGCCAAACTCCACCAGATGCGCGACGTACTTGGCGCGACCGGAAGGCCCGACCAGACCCACGACCTTCCCACTCGGCTTGTATACGACCAGCTTCTTGCGGATGCTGGCCTTCATCTCACCGGGGCGAAGGTCCCTGCGACGGAGCTTCTTCTCCGTGCGGACCGGACACAGCGCCACCTGAGCCACGTATATGGGCTGGAGCGCCGCCTGCACGCCCCACGACACGATCTCCGTGACGTCCTCACCCAAGGCGCGCAGCGCGGCGGTCGTGGCTTTGGCGTCCACGATTTGGCGCTGGTTGATCTGGTAGCTATTTGCCATGTCTGGTCTTGGGCATCGGGGCCAGTTGCTTCACGAACGCGTTCATGGCATGAGCCAGAGCCGCGTTCTGATCGGGCTCGGGCGGGCGAAGCTCGTCGTCCTCGTCCTCCGGAGGGTCCGACAGAAGATCTTCCACCGCGCACCCAATCGTAGCCGCCACGAGCATCGCGATACGCCGATCCTGCCGGTACTCGGAGCGTTTCCAAGCGCGGCGCAATGCGGCGATCTCTGCGAGGGTGAGGTCAAGGTAGGTAGGGCAGCGTGCGCCGAACTCCACCACTGTCGTAGCCCAGTAGCGGAGCAGCTCGCGCTGCCTCAGGAGTTTTTTGCTTCCTTGCCCTTCCCCGGTGTCTTCAGGTGCCCGGCTTCGCGCAACATCTCGCGCACGGCCTCCATCGCCGCGTGCTGCTGCTTGACGGTACGCAGGTGCTCGGCGATGTCCTCAGGCGCGGCGTACGGCAGGTTCTCACGGTCGTGCAGCCCGCAGAACACGATAAGGCACAGCGCGTACAGGATGCGCGCCGGTTCCTTCATGCTGTCCACCGTGGCGTGGATGTCTGTGCCCATGCTGGACAGGCGGAAGTCACTCCGGCCTGTCCAGCGCAGACGGCGTTCAACGTCACCCAACTTCAGCTTTACGGTAGGTTCGATCGTATCCATGGGATGTAATGGTTGCGAGCGACCGGGACTACTTGACCTTCTCGACGTGCTTGGCCTTGAGCCAAGCCTCGGCGAGTTCAGCCGGGAGTTCGAGGATGTCGCCCTTCTTGGCGTAGATCCCCTGCCCGTGGATCACCTTGCGGAGTACACGGACCTTGACGGTATTGGTCTCACTCATGGTGGGATGTGTTCAGGGTTGTAGGTTACTGGGTGAAGGTCTCGCCGGCAGTGGCCTTGTAGCGCACCGAGTACTCCAGCAGACCGTCCACGTTGAGCTGCGGGATGCTCATCTCGAGGATGATGCCCAGCAGTGCCCACTGCGCGGCGCCGCTGTTGGGCAACACCAGAGTGAAGTACCACGGAGTGCCAGCCGCGTGCGCGGCGCGGACCGCCTCGTGCGCGGTGTCATCCGGGTCGGCCAGCAGATTGAGCTGGAGCTCGGAGGTATCCTTGAGCCCGGAGTCCACGTACGCCTTGGTCCCACTGTTGTCGTGGGTAGTGGCGTCAATGAGCGCCCGAGCACCGATGTTGAAGCCGATGGACTTCACCGACGCGAGACTGGTGGTCGGTGCAGCGGTCGATCCGGACTTCAGGATCGAACCCTTGGCGGAGTATTTAACAGCCATGTTCTAGTATGGGTTGATGTTATGGGTGACGAAACAAATTCAGGTAATGGGCACGCGCAGAAGGAAGTCGCGCGACTGCCCATGCGCCTCGGCCTCATCGTCGCGAGACAGCTGCCGACCGCTCTGCACGGTGGCCTTGTACGCACTCTTGCCCAGCGCGTCCTCGGCTTGCTTCAACACCAGCGCCGCCGTGTGCGCGTCGGCCGCGATAGCGTCCACTTGCACCACCACGCCGTCCAGCCGGCTGTCCGTGTCGTACTCGCCGTGGGTGATGCCGTCGGCCATGACAGAGATTTCGCGGAACACAACGAACGGCAACTCCGCGCCCTCCTCGGCCTCGTCTGCGTAGATGCGATCTCCCACCAGCGCGATCAGACCCGCGTAGGCGCTCAGCACTGAGTAGACAGCTTCTTGTGTGGTAGAGGGCATGGGATAGATGGTTACTGCTTCTTGCTGTGCTCCTGCAGAGCTTCCAGCCGCGTGAGCCGATCGTGGTCATCCGAGACCGTGGTAATCAGCTTGGTGATCGCAGACTGGAACTGCCGGTTGTCGCTCTTGAGATCCGCCCACACTGCGCCGAGTGTGAAGATTGCGGCAGCGATCAGCCAACTATTGCGTGAGCTCGCGGTGATGCGGAGCCTGTCAAGGTTGAGTGGAGGCGTCGTATCCTCGTCACGGTGTGGGCGGGGACTCATGGTGTATCAGGGTTTGCGGTTTTGGAGTTCCGTGAGCGCGGTGGTCGCGTCCACGAGTTGCTGTTCTAGCTGCCGGAAACGAGCGTCACTGTGCCACACCTCCTGAGTTTGCGGGCGGTACACCCCGTCCAGCGTCTGCACCGGTTGCTGAGCCGGTAGGCGCAGAACTGGCGGCTGGTACAGGAGGCTCTGGGACAAAGATCCCGGACCGGCGGGCGACGCGGTTTCGCAGCCGGTCAGCAGCCAGAGCGTCAGCAGGCAGGCCAGTACTGCGCAGACGATCCATCTCGCGCGCATCTGCATCCGCGTCGGCGTCGATCCGTTGGCGTAGGTTGTAGTAGGCATTGACGGCCCAGATTTGGAGCGCGTAGCAGAGCGCGTTGAGGAGTGCCGTGATGGTGCTCACGACGTGGGAGTGGTCTTAGGCGGCAAGAGCTGGTCCTTGACCTCGCGCACGCCGACGCCAGCCAAGCCCAACACCGCTGCCAGCGCCAGATTGGTCTGCGCCCCGGACGCCCACGAGTTGATGAGGTCCGCCACCACACCGAGGATCGGCGCGAGCACGGGCAGCAGCCACGTCGGGATCTGTGGCAGTACCTTCTTCACGCCCGCGATCACCAGCGGCACGATCACCGGAGTGAGCAGCGTCACCAGCCCGGCAGCGGTGAAGAGTGGGTGGGTGGTCGTGGTGGAGGTGTGCGCGGGCACGATGACAGCGAACGTTGAGAAGAGGCTAACGAAAGCCCCGAGCAGGACCAAACGATGCAGGATGTTCTTCATGGGTTACTGTGTTGTATGTGGTGTTGGGAAAGCTGTCAGGAAGGGTTGTTCGACGCCGAGCGGAACGCGCCCCAGCGCCGCAGCGTCTCGAAGCCGAAGACCGCCAGATCGTGGTAGCACGCGTCCGGGTTCGGGAAGCAGTACCGATACGGCCCGGTGCCCGGCAGCTCAATCGGCTTGGTGCCCTTGAGCACGCACACCGTGACCGGCTGGCCGTCGTCCGGCACCAGCCCCAGAGACACCAGCGTCGTAGGATCGTGGCTCTGGTCCGACCAGTCGCCGATGATGACGTCGTACTTGCGGGCGTGCCGCATCAGCCGACCCTGCAGAACCACGCGCGACGCGCCACCCTTCACCGTGGCGGCGAACTGGCCGGTGGCCGACGGCCACCACTGCTCCAGATGCACCGCGAGGTTGTAGGCGCGATCGTTCACGTCCACCACCGCATCCCGGAAGCCGTACACCGTGCCGCCGTAGAGCGTCAGATCCCGGACCAGCCGCGTGCACTTGATGGCCGAGGCCAGTTCAGCCGCGTTCGCGGGCGGCAGAACGTCGCCCAGCATGACCGTACGACCATTGTCGTCCGGCCCGAGGAAGGAATTGATGTTGATGTCGGGCATGGTGATTAGCTTTGCCGTCTACCGGGTAAGATCGCGGAGGTAGTACATCGCCAACCAATCCAGATGGATCAGGTTCTGAGAGGCGCCGGCCGACTCCCATGCGTTGACGCACAGCCCGACCGGATTGGTCGGAATGTTCGTGCTCAGCGAGTCGGTCCAGAGCTGGCTGCCGCTCATGTTTAGCAGGGAATACGTGACTGTGGAGGCGTTCGAGTTAGTGAGAATCTTTAGCCGGTACCACGTGTTGGTGCTCGCTGTGTAGGTGGTCGAGGTCGAGCTGCGGGAGCTGCTGGCGGCAGTCTTGCCGGTGCACACGCCCGAGCTGTTGATCTCCAAGTAAGCTCCATCGGCGAAATCGCTGATGCTATTGGCTCCACCGAACCCCATGCGCATCGTCGCGTTGGTAAGCGTGTCGAGGTTGAACACCAATTCGAAACACTCGCTGCCGCCTAGCACAAAGATCGCGGACGTCGTGCTCGCTGTGTGTCTAGTTCCGAGGAAGTACCCGGAGTTTGCGCCGGCCGATTTGAGCATGACCACTCCGGGATGATCTGACGACACGCGAGACGACGCATTGATCGTCCCCGAGTTGATCGCGGCGCTGTAAAATTCCCCGGTGAGCGCCTGATCGAGATGGTAGAAATCGGTATAGAGGTACGGGCGCTTGCGGAACGCGTCGATGAACGAGTCGGGCGTCGTTGAGGTGAGCGGTCCGATCGTGGTGCCGTTCACCCGGACGTACATGCCTGCCGTCGTGGTCCACACATCGCCATTCGTTGGAGAGGTCGGGGCGCTGCCGTGCGGCAGACGGAACCCCGCGCCCGTGGTCGCCGAGGCAATACTGTACAGCGGCACCAGCGCGTCCACGACAGTCCCCTGAATCTGCAGAGCCGATACCGCGTTAGAAGTAAGCACCAGCGGCACCGCGTTCGCGCTGCCCAGATACATACGAGCGTCAGCCGCACCGAGCGCGTTCGTGGAGCCGCTCTTGTTCACGCCCATCGACAGCGCCGCGTACCCTTGGCTGATTAGACGGATGGAGTTGTCGCTTGTAGAGGAACCGTTGAAGTCACCAATCACGCCCGTCGCAGAGCTGGTGCCAGCGGTGAGCACCGGATTGATGTTGAACGCCGAGCTGGTTAGCGTGGCTTGAGTGGCGAGTGTCGTGGAGCCAGCCGGGTTCGTGCGGAACACGATCTTGGTTCCATGCGCGGTGTTGGTGAAGGTTTCATTCGCGGCGAGTTGGATCTCCGCGTCACTGCTGGTGCGCCAGCCATTTGTCACGTCGTATCCACGGAACGACAGGTAGGTAGCGAAGTCCGAGGTAGTGGCCGTGGGTGAGGCAAACGTGCCCGCCGACACCGCACCGTCAAACCGAGCCACGCCCGGAGCGCCGCCTGCACGATAGGCGAAGAAGCCGGGATTGCTACTCTCGTGCTGCGAGTAAAAACCACGACCCGTGAAACTGCCTGCCGCAGCCTGATAGGTATAGTAGCTGGAGTTGCTGGTGCGGAGATGATCGCCCAGCGAAGAGATCGTTCCGCCGAAGGTGGAGTTGCCCGCGACGCCGATGCCACCGTCGAACACTGCGCCGCCCGTGCCGGTGCTGGTGCTGGCCGTCGTGCTGGCCACGCGCAAGCCACCCGACCCAGACAGGCTGCCGTCCGCCCCGGTGCCGATCAGGAGGTTGCCCGCGCTGCTGAGGCGCATCCGTTCCGCGAGCGTAGTCGCGCCCGACAGGATAGTATCGAACACCATATAGTGTCCGCGCACGCTGGCCGTGGGAGCTTCAGCAGCCAGCATCTGAATCCGTGAGCCCGTAAACCAGTTCGTTCCATCGTACGCGCCAGTACCGAACACCGTCCCTTGACCCGAGGAAGACTGTGTTAGACCTCCAGCCACAGTCCCGCCCGCGTGCGAACCGAAAAAGCTGGACGACGCCGACCCGCCTGCCGCCAGCAGACTTACGCCTGCGGTGCCGTCTTTCTGCGCGTAGAGGCCACGACCGCTCAACGAAGACCAGCCTGCCCAGCCCAGCGCGCTCGATCCGGTGACCACGTCACCGCCAGCGTTGATAGCCGCATTGACTTTGAGATTTCCACTTCCGGTCAGCCCGGTGTCGCTGGTGGTACCGACGAGAAGATTTCCATTTCCGCTGAGGCGCATCCGCTCGGCTGCGCTTCCGCCCGTGATGGTGGTCACAAACGGCATATATCCGCCGAAGGTAGTCGTCCAGTTCTCCGTGGCGGTGTAGCCGATAGACGCGGCATTCTGCCAAGTGCTGCCTCCGTAGCCTTGAAAGAGGATACCACCGACCGCGTCTCCAGATAGAATGTTCGAACGAGACGCTACGGTGCCGCGCGAACGTCCGAGCACTAGCAGACCCGAATCTGATGCGGCCGACGACGAAGACCGGCGAGCGGTAAACCATGCGCTGGTATCTGATTCTGTCTGCACCTCACCGCTCAGCCGGATGTTTCCTGCCCCGGACACTCCGGCGTCGCTGGTAGTTCCTACGAGAAGGTTGCCATTCCCGCTCAAGCGCATCCGTTCGGCGAACGTTGTCGCTCCTGTCAAGATGTTCTTGAAGACGATGGCCGCGCCACGCGCCGAGGTGCCAGACCAGCTCTCGGTCGTGACAGCGCTGACACTGGCTCCTACGTCGTCATTCGGCGTCGCGCTGTTGTAATAGCCTTCAAAGGACAAAGACCCGAGCTCGTCACCGCTGTTTACCACGACCGGCGAGGCAAACGTGCCGCGTCCCTTGCGCAAGGAGAGCAGCGAACCGTTGGCGTCAGCCGCGTAGTATTTGAACCCTGCAATGCGCCGGTTCGCCGAGGCCTGCGCCACCGCTTCAATGAGGTTGTTCGCGTCCGGCGTAACTCCCACACCGATCCGTGCGGCCTGCGCGGTTCCAGTCGTGGTGAGGTCGTTCGTGTCGGAGATCGTCACCCCGCTGTTCTGCACCAGCTTCCCGGTCGTGCCGTCGTAGCGGACAATCGCGTTGTCCGTGGAAGAGGACGGGCCGACCACATCACCGCTGCCGCCTCCGCCGCCACCGGACGTCACCACGCCCGAGACCACGCGCCAGCGCGAGCTCGTGCTGTCGTAGCGCAGGATCACGCTGGTGTTGGCCGTCATCGTGACGTCCGCGCTCAACGCGAAGCGATTCGCCGCCGTAGACCCGCTGTCCTCCGCCTTGAGCACGAGGTCATTGCTGCCCACGTTGTAGACGAACAGCGTGCGCCCATCCGCTCCCCCGGCCAAGCCGGTGATATTCCACGACGCGCTGGTGCTTAGGCGCAGCGCGAATGCGGTGGAGAAGTTCGTGGGCGCGTAGTCGTTGACGTTGCCCGTGATCTGCGATGGCGAGAGCGTTCCCTGAAGGGTAAGAGTGCGCTGCACCACCAGATCGCCCGCCAGCGTGGGAGCCGCGTGCGCTCGGACCGTCAGAAGGACGAGGACGAAGAAGCAACTGCGTAGGAAGTTTTTCATAGCGTAGTGATGAAGTTGACCTTGTAGCCCGGACCCGGCACCGCTGCGCCGAAGTCCAGCGTGAGACCCGTGTTGGATTGCGTACCGTCACGCACCACCACGTTGAACGTATACCCGCCAGCCGGGATGACTAGTGTCGGGTAGATGCCAGACGGCGTAGCCCCGTAGGACAGCGGGAAGACGACCGCCATGCTCTCGTCGCCCTCGTTGAGCTCCACGTCGAAGGACTGCATCCCGATGGCGTCGCCGGTCAGCGTGCGCGACTCCAGCGAACGACATACACAGTCCAAGTACGCCTGCCGGTCGATCTGCATCGGCGGCGCGACCAGATCGTAGATACTGGTCCCGTGGACGATCCGACCCTTGTTCGTCAGGTCGGTGCGGTAGCGCAGCCGGAAGATGGCCTCCGCGAGCGCGAGCTTCTGGTCGGCGGTCTGAGTCTCGCGACCCGTCAGCGGGCGGCGCTCGGCCCACGCCTTACCCAGCAGGGTCCAGCTGTGCTGCACCGCGCCGCCCGCGTTACGGCCCGTGATGGCGGGCATGAACAGGCTGACCCGTAGATCCAGCCTGCCGGGGTTGTATGTCGAGAGGCTCATTGCTCAGAGCTGAAGTCCGGGACGCGGTACTGCCAGAGGATCGTCTCGAGATGCGTGGGCAGCTTGTTGACGATGGTGCCCAGCGCCAAACTGCCGCGCAGTTCGTACCAGTCCACGACGGTCTGCTGGATGGCCAGCTTGAGCGCCTGCGGCACGTCGTCGGCGGTCTCCCAGCCGGCGATGTACTGGATCTGCACCGCATCCGGACGGCTGTACACGTCGGGCCAGCTCTCACCGTACGCGAGCTCAATGCGCCCGCTGATCTCGTCGGTGACGATGTGGTACTTCGACGCATCCAGCGTCTGGAGCACGTTGTCCGTATCGTAGTACTTGACCCACTCTACGTCGTGGAGCTCGGGGCGCGGCAGCTGCACGGACAACGGCCCGGCGCGGCGGCAGCCCAGCTCCCGCAGCAGGGAGCGAGGCGCGTCCTTGTCGTAGAAGCTCCGGCGCGTCAGCAGCAGCGTCTGCAGCATGAGCGCCCGGCGCGTAAAGGACTCCACAGACTCACGCGCCGCCACGCCCAAGGCGCTGACGTACGTGTCGTCGTCTGTGCTATCCGACTTGAGCTGTGCCCGCAGCTCGGCAAGAGTTACGGGCTCGCTCGAGGGGGGAGTGATAACGGACAGCCCCATAGTAGTGTCTCCTAGGGAGGTTGAGGGTTACTCGCGATCGGCTTCGGCCTTGGCGATGAGCTCGGCGCGCTTCTGCTCCCGTTGCTTCTTGGTCGCACGAGTGCGCTTGGCTTCCTCGCTGTCATCGCGGTCGCGATCGAAACCCTTCGGGGTCTCGATGGCCACCGGACGAACCTCGGGGGAGACGCGCGACAGCGCCTTGTCCTTGCCCACGGCCCGGCAGATACCGGCCTTGATCCAAGGATCGATGTGGGTGCCCTGAAGCTCCACGACTTCACCGTTGACGTAGCTGCCCTCGGCCGCGGAAACGCTGGTGAGGAATTCGACTCGCTGTGTTTTGCCTGACATGGTGTGGTATGTTTTGAAGGTTGAGTTTGACTGAGAGGCAAGAGACCGCGCCCGAGGTCCAATTCAGGCGCGGTCCGGGTCTGCCCCCAATCAGCGCACGGCTTAGGCCGTACCGCTGACAGCGTTGTTGAACGCCTCGCCGCTGGCGGTCTGCGCGGGCGGCTTGGACACGGCGTCGTACAGGATCGCGGTCGCCTCGCAAGTAGCGTTCTGCGTGGCCCGAGAGACCACCACGCGGCAGTACCGCTTGGTGACCCGGTTCAGGTCGCAGTAGAACACCTTGTCATCGTCCGTGTCGGCGATGGTCTGCGAAGTGCCCGCCACGTCGGCCGCGTCCGACAGGTCGGAAGCGTCGCCGTGCTGCACTTTGATGGAGGTAGCAGCGCCCGCCACGATAGCACCGAAGTGCACCGAGAACAGGACGCCCCGAAAACCCTGCGTATCAATGGTCGAGCCGTTGATCGCAGAGGTACCAGCCGCGCCCGCCGTAGGCGTAATCGCGCTGAGGATCTTGATTCTTTCGATGAGATTGCTGAGCATATGAGTATGAGTACTGATTGTTGAGGAGGAAGAGGATTTGAACCTGCCGAGCGAGGAGGCAGCCCCGGAGGGAACCACCTCCTCGTGTTAGCAGACTCAACCGGGATTACGCACCGTGCTGGAAGTACACGAAGGCGTTCGGATCGACCAGCCGCGCGTCGTTGCGACGCGTGAACCGGAAGCCGACCTGACCGGTCTCCGCGTACAGCTCCTCGAGCCGCTTCAGCGTGGTGCCGAGGCGATCGCAGATGGTGTACTTGGAGAGGTCCGCAAAGCCGATCGACTTCGCGCTCGCCGCAGCCGCCGCGACGCCGCTGCTGACCAGCACCGGGCGACCGAGGATGGTGTCCGGCTGACCGAGCGTGAGCCCCGGCTGCCAGATGTAGGTCAGGTCGCCGGAGATGCCGGTCTTGATCTTGCGCGTAAGCTTGACGGTGTCGTCGTGCATGAGCCACGACGCGTTCTGGCGATAGCGACGGCCCAGCTTGTGGTAGGTGTCCACAAAGTTGTCCGGCACCAGCGCACCAGCCGCCGTGCCCGTCACGCTGCCAATGGTGACACCGGCCACTTCCGTAGTAGCCATGAGGCCGAGCGGGCGATTGATACCGTTACCGGTGGCAAAGCTGGCGGTCTCGAGCGTGTTGTACCGCTCCGCCGCGAGGTTGAGCAGGTACGGCTGGAGCTGGAAGAACGCGTCCTGCAGGAGCTCGTCCGACACCTTGATGATGCCGCCGCTCTTGAAGGCGGACAGCGTCACGTTGCCGAACGACGGATCCGAGGTACCATAGGTACCCTCCTCACCGACGTAACCGAAGGAACCCTTGCTCACCTCGATCGGAATCACGCGATCACTGGCCGTAGTGATGACGTTCGCCCCGGCCCGGATCGGATCCAGATCGAGGAGAGCCGCCACCAGTCCGACCTCAAACTCCAGCGGGACGAGGAAGCCGCCCTCCGAGCCCGCACCCTCCTGCAGCGCCGCCCGCACGTCGGGCGTCATACCGGGGAGGCCACTGCGCGCATAAGCGCCGAAGAGCACGTTGGCGTACTCCTCCGTATCGCACTTGCGGCGCGGAGAGCGATTGCCCTTCTCGTCGCGAGTGAAACCGGCACGATACTGATCACCGGAACGCTCCTTGCGGAGCTGGTCCTCGATGGTCACCAGCGTGCGATGCCGGTTGACAATGCGGTCGAGTTTCGTGACGTCGGCTTGCATCTGCTCGTACGCCGTGGTCTCGTCCGCCGTAAGGTCGCGACCGTTGTCGGCCTCGGCCTTGTCCAGGAGCTGGCGCATCTTGAGGATAAGTGCGACCCGCTCGTCGTTCTTTTTCTTCAGGTCCATGGGTTTTGTGTTTCTGGGTTGTACTTACTGTTGCTTCTCTAGCCGCGCCAGCTGTTCGCGTCGTGCGACCAGAAGAGAGCGGTTCTGCTTCGCCGGTTCCTTGGCAGGTTCCGACTCGACAAAAGTCTTGGGAGTGTTGTGGTACGCCGAGAAGCAGGCCGGGTCCCACTTGGCGGCAATCTTCTGCGCCTCGTCCACGTGCGTCGCGAAGCCGAGCTCCTTGGCCCGTGCCGCCGTGAGCCACGTCTCGGCGTCCATGAGCTGCTGCACGTCCTCGGTCTTCTGGCCCGTGCGCGACACGTACGTCGTGACCAGCGTCTGCTGGATCTGGTCCATGACGTCGGCCTGCTTGCGGAGCTCCTTAGCGTTGCCCGCGACGATGGCCCACGGATTGTGCACCATCATCATCGCGTTCTCGGCCATGTGGATCTGGTCGCCGGCCATCGCAATGAGCGAGGCGATCGACGCAGCCAGCCCGTCCACGAACACGTGGATGTCCGCGTTATGCGACAGCAGCATGTTGTAGATGGCCACGCCGTCGAAGACGCTGCCACCCGGACTGTTGATGTGTAGGTTGATGACCTCGCGATCCGCCAGCGAGGACAGCACCGGCGCAAGCGCGCTGGCGGTGATACCCCACGGGCCGATCTCGTCGTACATGTAAAGATCCGCACTCTTGGCGGTCTTGTTCAGCACCTCCAGACGCTTGAGCGCCGGAGGATGCGCACTGGCTCGGAACGGAACGATCTTTGGCATAGGTTGTATGTTAGGTTGCAGGCTCCGGGGTCCGCCCGGCCGGAAGTAGTCTGGCTGTAGCGCCCGCCGTCTGTCCAGCTGCGGGCGGCTGCCCAACGATGTTCTGGTTCGCGGGGTACAGGTAGTCGTCGCCGCCCGAGATGGGGTTGAGCTCCTCCAGAACTCGCACGTCGTTCGCACTGAGCCAGCCCCACATCCGTCCGAGCGCGTAGGCCTCGTAACGGGACTTCAGATCGCCGCGCAGCAGCCCAGCCAGATTGAACTTGACGTAGTACCCGGCGCGGCGCTGCTCCGGCGTGAGGAGCATCCGGTTCAGCGTGGACTCCCAGATCAGCGCGTTCGGCAGTACGCCGTCCATCACATACTCGATAGACTGCTGCTCAATGTTGCTGAACGTGGCTCGGTCCAGTAGCCCGACCTTGTGCGGCTGCATGTCGAGCGCCTGACAGATCGCGATGTCCTGCTGCTTGCGGCTCTCCACGAACTGGCTGTCCGTGTTGTCGGTGCGCTGCGCCACGTACTTGAGTCCCTCCTCAAGGATCGCGATCGCGTAGGCCTTGTCCGTGCCCCGGTGCACCTTCTCGAAGCTCTCCTTGACGCGCTTGAACGCCCGATCGCTCAGCGCGTTCGGCGTCTCCAGCACCGCACCGGGGCGGCTGCCGTTGGCAAAGAACTTGGCCGCGTTGTCCTGTAGCACGATGGCCAGACCGATCACGTCGCGCACCACGCTCATCAGATCGGGAGCGACGATGCCGTTGCACATGGGACCGCGCCGCAGATGCAGAATGTTCTCCTTCGCAACGGTCTTGCCATCCAACACGTACACCAGCTGTCGCGCCGCGTTGCGATCCGGGTAGATGTCCTTATTGTCGATCGGATGCAGCTCCACCGGCTGCCCAAAGCCGTCCCGCACGATCGCCGCGTACGCCGCGTTGCGCAGCGTGAGCTGACTCTGCAGCGTGCGCCGGAAGTCCACGCTGCTCATCTCGTCGTTGGGTTCGTTGTGCAGGAGGTCGTACAGCGGCAGATCCGTCGCCTTGGTGACCGTGTCCGCCGTGCGCCGCATCACCTCCAGCGGCACGCTCGCAATGCTGCCCGCGTGCCGGTTCACGCACGCATAGACCGTCGCCACGCCGCACGCCGACAGTGGAGTGACGGTCACTCCGGCCGAGCTCGCCAGCTTGCCCAGCAAAGCGCGCCACATCTCGTCGGTCGGATCACGGAGCGTGGCCGCAAAGGGATTGAGACGCCTAAGGAAGTTCTTCATACACGTAGGGTGCTAGAGGTGACACGGTGGTCCCTCGGGGATTGTGATTTCAGGTGTAGTGATCTAGCCATAGGCGTCCATGCTAAGGTTCAAGTGCCCTAGGGTCAGTGGACAACACCTTAAAGTCCACGTAATTTCACTGGTAAAATCCGCTCCGAGACCTGAATTTGCGGTGCCTGTTTAGCCACCGCAGCGCGCTGCGCAGCGTGGCCGTCCTCCCGCTCATGACGAAACCAGCGCGTACCATCGCGGCCACGTACGCCGCCGTGCGCTGTTTGCCCTTGGGACCCAGCGGCAACAGCGCCGCCAGCTCCTTGCGCGTGTATCGCGGCTCTCTATGCGTGGATCTGGCGGATGCCTTGGCGCTCATAGCGGGAGTCGGATACGCGATTGTGAACCAGATAGCGCGACAGCGCGATAACCGCTGCCACGATTCCGTCGATCTTCTCGAAAGAACGTTTCTTGCTGGGCTTGATGTTGCCCGCCGCGTCGGTCTCCGTTGCGACGTTGCCCGCCATCCAGTCCAGTATGGGGTTGCCGCCGTGGTTCAGCCGCCCGCTGACCACCAGCTTCTCCAGCTCCTTGCTGGGATAGTTCAGACTGGGGAATCCCTGACGCACCGGCACCATCTTCACGCCCTCGTCTACTAGTCGAGTCACCGTGTGCGGCGCGTTCCACGGGTCGTACCCGATCTCCTGACACTTGTGCCGCGTGCCACTGCGCAGGATGGTCTCCACGATGGCGTCCTCGTCAATGGTGTTGCCCCGTGTGACGGTGAGCCATCCCTGCTTGGCCCACTTGTCGTACGGGACGTGGTCCTGCTGCACGCGGCGCAACATCCGGTCCTTGGGAATAAAGCAGTGCCACTTGAAGTAGAACTCCGGCTGGTAGAACAGCTGCACGTACACGGCGATGTCCTGCGTACTGGCAAGGTCGATGCCGCCGAAGAACGGGATATCCGTGCCCTTGAGCTGCGGCGCACGACTGGGGCACGCCCGCCACTGCGCCATGTCCAGCCAGCGCGTCTCCTGCTGAGTCCACTGGTTGAGCCGGTACCGGCGGAAGCTGTTCTGGCTGCCGACCTCACGCTGCGCTTCCAAGAAGTCGGACCGGAACTGATCCTCCTTCAGTGACACGCCGAAGCTGGGGTTCGCCTTGCGCCATGTGGCCGGGTCAGTCCAGTCGTCCTTCTCTCCCGCCGCGTAGATGATGCCGAAGAACGCCGTGTCCAGATTGGTCCCGGCCAGCAGATCCTCCGTGTACTTGTGCTGCTCCCAGCAGATGGACGTACGATCCACGCCCGCCGTCGTGATGCTGATGAAGAGCGGCTGCCTGCGGCTGGCTCCGCCGTACTTGAGACTGTCCCACAGATGCCGCGTCTTCTGCGCGTGCAGCTCATCGAAGATCAGCCCGTGGATGTTAAGACCCTCCTTGGTAGGCACGTCGCTGGACAGCGCCTTGAAGAAGCTGCCGCTGGCCGGGTCAGACAGGATCTTGCGACTCTCCACGATCTGCACTCGGTGCGCCAGTGCCGGGCTGCTGCGCACCATGTTGGCCGCCTCGCGGTACACGATGGAGGCCTGCTCCCGATCCATGGCCGCGCTGTAAACCTCCGCGCCCGGCTCGTTGTCCGCGATGGTCAGGTACAGAGACAGCGCGGAGCAGAGCGTGCTCTTGCCGTTCTTCTTGGGAACCTCGATGTACGCCCGCCGAAAGCGCCGCGTACCGTCTGCCCGGCGCCAGCCAAAGAGCGGTCGCACTACGTCCCACTCCTGCCACTCTAGGAGCTCAAACGGCTTGCCCGCCCATTCACCCTTGCTGTGACAGAGGAACCGCTTGCAGAACGCCACCGGGCGCTCTGCCGCCTTGGGGTCGTACCAGCATCCCTCCTCCACCGCGAGCCAGTCAGCGGCGCAGCGCATGAACCGCGCCGGGATCACACCCCGCTCGTGCAGGACGTTGCCGTGCGTGTCCGTGGGCCAGACCTGCTTCACCGCGCCGGGCAGAGTGGTCTTGCGCTTGCTCATGACGGCTTGCCCTCCTGCAGGAAGGACTCCAGCTGCTGCTCTGGCGTCACGGGGATGGGCTCTCCCACGCCGGGCGGCTTGCGCAGCTTGGTCGAAGAGCTGGGCGTCAGCCCGTACTCCAGCTCAAAGTTGCGCATGACGGACTCGGCCTCCTTGAGCATCTTGATCCAGACCGAGTGCTGCCGATAGTTGGCGTCCGTGATCTTGTAGCGCCGCTCCCCTAGCTCCAGCTGCGCCAGCCGAATCCCCTCGTACTCGCTCCACGCCATGCAGTACCGAGCCAGTGCCGCGCCCGAGATGTTGAACAGCAGCCCAGCCGTCTTGAGCTCCGTACACATCTCGTTCCACGCCTTGCGAGCCCGCGTGTCCAAGAAGGCCGGTGCGCGTGGAATGCCCGGCGTATGCACGATAAGTTCGTGCGGCTTGGCCCGGGGCTTCTTGCCCTTGAGGATGCGCACGTAGTCGGGGTCTGGTTTTCTTCCTGCTGGCATGGGATGTAGGTGTTCAGTTACTTCTCTATTTCTGGGAAATCGTTCTTCGCTA